GGTGAACATATTATTAGTGTTGTTTATCCTGACAACAATATTGTTAAGAACTATGCTGACAGATTGAAAGAGATTGGTCTAAAGGATGAGCAAATTTTCTATGAGGAGAAAACAGATGGAGATAGCAGCGAATCTACTGCGACTAGCGAATGAATGGATAGTCGCACAGGTTGATGAAGTAGAAGGTGAGACACTACCTGGTGATCCCGATTGTATACTTCGTCAACCTTTTATGGTAGACTATGAAGGTAACCTAAGTCAGTGGCCTAAGAACTCTGATGATCGTGAGGTAGTAGTCAGGTCAACTGACATTACTACCATTGTAAGTCCTAGTAAGGATCTACTTGCAAACTATATTAAATCCCTTGAATGAAGTTTTACACAAGTGTTGAACAAGCAGGAAATCGTCTCCTCGTAAGAGGATATAATAATGGTGACAGATACAGCGTTCGGGTTCCTTTTAACCCAACGCTTTTTTTGCCTACAAAAAACTTTTCTAAATGGAAAACACTAGAAGGAGAATGTGTAGAACCACATAAGTTTGGTTCTATAACAGAAGCAAGAGATTTCGTAAAACAATATAAAGAAGTTCCAGACTTTGAGATATATGGTAACACAAGATTTTTATATCAATACATTGCTGAACAACACCCAGAAGAAGAACTCAAGTTTGATTCCAGCAAGATCCGCATATTCAATATTGACATCGAGACCGCAGCAGAGAATGGGTTTCCCGATGTTGAATCTGCCGATCAAGAAATACTCGCCATCTCAATCAAAGATAGTTTCACTGGTAGGATTACTGTGTTCGGGGCAAGACCATACGATAACAAAGACTCCATGGTGGACTACATGCATTTCAGATCAGAAGAAAGCATGTTGGGAGCATTCCTCGACTACTGGCAAGCAAACTTTCCAGATGTAATTACAGGATGGAATGTACAGTTGTTCGATATGCCATACATTCACAATCGTGTTGAACGTATACTTGGTGAGAAGTTTACTAAACTTCTTTCTCCTTGGAAACTTGTTTCTCGTCGTGAGATTTTTATCAAAGGACGTAAACAATTTGCTATTGACACTCTTGGCATTTCCTGTCTAGATTACCTAGAACTATACAAGAAGTTTACTTATTCCAATCAGGAATCATATCGTCTAGATCATATTTGTAATGTAGAACTAGGTGAGAAAAAACTAGATCACTCTGAGTATGATACATTCAAAGAGTTCTATGAAAATGACTGGCAAAAGTTTATTGATTATAATATCC